GCAAAGAATCCTGTTCCAAACTTAGATACGGCAGAGGCTTGAATAACAAATTCTCCATTAGAAAGCATAGCAGGAATTTGGTCATCTCTGGGACCACCTGGGCCTCTGATGTAACCTCCTGAAGCCTTTTCAACACCTAGTTCTTTTAATTCTTTAAGAACTTGAGACTTTCTGCTAGGGTCATTTTGGACGTCTGGTCTACTTAACATACGTTCAAGCGCAGCAATTCTTTCGTTACTTGATGCAAAAGGATTTAAACTTGAAAAGAAATCCGAGATTACAGTAGAAATTTTATTCCAACCATCTAAAATACTATTATAAAATCCCGTTCCAATATCAGCAACCCAAGCGTCAATATCTGCGACGCTGGCTGTTAAGGCAGCAACAATAGAACCAAGAATACCGCCAACAATAGCGCCACCAATGGCCCCAAAAGGACCAAATAAGAGACCTACAGCAGCACCAACTCCTGCACCTTCTATTCCACCTAATAAGAATGCCTTATCAAGATCACTAACGCTTTCATCAAGGAGATTTTCAAAAGTATTAGAAAGACCATCAGCAATACCTACTACTAGAAGACCAGAAAAAACACCTCTTAAAAGAGCAGATCCAATTGCAATACCAGAGGCGGTTGCTTTGTCTAATATTTTCTTATCATCTTTAATATCTATTAAAGTTCCGCTTAACTTAGTACCAAGAGCACCAACGGTAAAGCGAGCACCAATAGCTGTTAAAAGAGTTTTAACAATCCAAGCACCTGTGCCAATAACTCCGTTTCTAAGTATACCTACAGCAGTAGCTCCAGCAACTGCAAGAGCAAAAGCGCCTCCAAGCTTTTCAGTCATTGGTCCAACGTCAATATTTAAACCCTCTGCTAAACCTGCTCCAAATTCTCCTGCTGCATCAATAATAGCATTAATTAGTTTAGTACCAAAACCTTCTTGCCCTGCGTCATCTTTAAAGAAATTAATAATACCATCACCAATTGCACGACCAATATCTCGTGTAGTAACTCCAAATAGACCCTTGTCATTTAAAAATGATAAAGCATCATCTAAAAAGGTGACTGCCGCAATACCAAGAGTTATCGGTGCGGTAATAATGCTAAGAAATCCTGCCGCAATCACATAACCTAAACCGAACAAAGCGCCTTGGAGTGCAGAATTTCTTAGTTCAGTTGGCAAAGCTATTACAACTGCACCTGCAAAGGCAAGCCCTGCAGCTAACCATTTGTTTCTATCTGCAAAACCGCCTTCTCTTAAGAATCCACCTTCGCCTAACAGTCCACCTGCTCGATCTTCTCCGTTTTCTTGAGCAAATTCAGGAATTGGAGTACCTTTAATAAAGTTATCAATACTTCTACCTAAATCATTAGAAAACTTATTAGAAACTTCTGATAGTTTTTGACTAAGTTTTGTTAAATAGCCTAGAATACCCCCATTAGCTGCAATATCATCCGTGAATAGCTTAAATGTTTCCTGGAAGGCAGATTTTTTTGTAATAAAGAAGTTCATACTCTCTTTAAAAGAATCTGACTCAGTTACTGCATTTTTAATTGCAGAAGAAAAATCATTAATGGCCTTTATTGCTGTATAAAAGAAACCTGCAATACCGCCGCTACGTCTGCTCTCTCTACCCTTTTCGTTAAAGGGATTTACTTCTTCATACCCTAAAAAGATATTTTTAAATTCATCAACAAACTTACGACCCCAAGCCTTAACTTCTCCTAATACACCTGTTAAAAGTTGTACGTAGTACCCGCTACCAATAGCATATTCGCCTTCGTCAAATATTTTACGCCACCATGAATTACCAATGATTGCGTCATACATATTCTTAAATACTAAAATTACTGAATTTTTCCAAATTTCTAAAGTATTTAATACGTACGCTACCCCCTTAATAGAGTCTTCAAGATTAATAACAGGTATAGATTTGAAGAAGTCTAAACTTTTTATTCCTTCATAAGCTTTTGAAAATCTTTCTCTAAAGGATTCAGGGTCAAAGTCAAATTGAAATAAGCTTAATAAAGCCTTTTTTATATCTTGAACAACAAAAGCAACATCATAGGCAAATTTGTAAAATACAATTTGAGCCTTAGATACCTGAATTACTGCATTGTCTGCAATGTAACTAAACGCTGCGGTTAATAATTCAATTTTACCTGCAGTACTGCCTGAAAAATCAAAGACCTTATCAATTTCAGACAAGGCACGAGTAAACTCGCCCTTCATAATCTCAGTCAGTTCATTTACTGTTGGTGCTAAAAGCTCAAACTCATCACGAATTTTAGGAAGTTGCTTTAATAAAGAGTCTGCAAGAATATCTGATGTAATTTGACCATCAAAAGCCATTTCCCGAAGTTCTGCACGACTAACACCTAATGCTTGTGTTAGAGCACTTAAAATTTCAGGTGCGCCTTCTGAAACAGAGTTAAATTCTTCACCACGAAGAACCCCAGAAGCAAACGCCTGACTAAGTTGAAACAAAGCTGCTTGTTGAGTTGCTAAAGGCTGTCCACCAATTTTAGTAGCTTTATTGATAGCTTCTGTAATCTTTAAAAAATCACCACTAGTTCTATTTGTACCTTGAAAAGATCTTGCAAGTCTTTGATAGTTAGTAGCAGTAGTCGTGATACCAGTTCTAGACTCAATTGCAAGTCTATTAAGTCTTAGCATTGTTGCGGAGACTGGTTCTCCTTCTTTGGCAACAAGTTTTAATCTGTTTTCTAGCAACTTAAAGCTGTCAGCTGCTTGAACAATACCTTTAACGGTTACAAACCCTGAATAAGTAGCAATTGCGCCTTTAATTGCAGTTGCTAAGCTTTGTGTTGCCTTTTCTATATTACCAACTGACTGTTCAACCTTTTTAAGTTCAGAACGAGCCTGTTGGGAGTTCGCACGAACTCTAATTGTTACACCACTCATATTTCCTCCATTAATAAAATAGCCCCCTAATGTTCTCGATAATGAGAAGCCATCAGAGGGCGCTTTTTATTCAGGGGTAAGAATACCTATTTTTGTTAATACTTGTTCGATAAAATATTTTGGGGCTTGTTTACTATGCCCTTGATTTAATCGATCAATGTATTCTACGTCATTCATAATTTCACCTTCAGTAAAGCCAAATTTATCATAACGCTTTTTATTACGCCACCCACTTCTAGCCCTGCCAGTGTCTACTGGTGTTACTATTTTAAGTGTTTTAGTGGCATAATCTATTTGTTTATCTAGTTCTAGGCTTCCGACTCTAGCCATTTCTTCTTCAACTCGTTTCATTTCTTTTTTAAAATCTACGATGTCTATAGAAATAAATTCACTCATAAGCTATCCTTTAGTTGGTTTCCAGCCAGAAGAATCTCCATTCTTTGCTTTTAACATCATATCGAGGAATCTCCCTTTTGGGACTGCCTGATCAGGAACTTGTTTCTTCTCTGATCCTGCTTTTATAGCCTTTAAGCTAGAAAATAAACTTTCGGCAGAAGCTTTAACGCCCTGTGATCTAAGCAACAAGTATGTTCTTTGATCTTCTCGCCAACCTACTGGACGTCTTTCGAAGAAGTTAATCCAATTAATAAACTCAGTATAAGGCATTTCTTGTTCTAATTTGTAAACAGGAATGCCTAATGTATAAGCTATTTCATAGACTATTTCTTCTTTATCGGTTAGTTTCCCACTTCCCCTAGTCCAGCAATACTCATTATACCGCTAGAAAGATTAGTTAGTTCTCCAATAGGGAAGTCATTAAATTCCTCATCGGTAATTTCGTCTGCGCCGATGACCGCTAGACGTATAACGTCTCGAATTAAGGCTACATCATCATAAACTTCTTTTTTATTTTGAGCCTTTTTAATTAAATCTTGAATATGCAATACTTCTGAGACTGTTAATTTCTTAACGTCTACATTTTCTCCCATAAACTCAACTTGTTCTAAAATACGTTTTCCAACTAAATGTTTCATCGAATTTTATCTTTCTCTTCAAATAATTCTTTATTATGAGCTTGAAAGTCATCAAGCATTTTACGAACTTTATGTAG